TTGATTTATTTTTTTCTCTAATTTATTTATATCTGCTGGATTAAATGTAACTGCATTAGCAGTATCTAAGTAAGCATCGTCAAACCAAACTCTTTTTGATTTCTTGAAAATATTTGCATCAACACCAAAAGATGCCTTTAATGAATCAATAGTGTTCCCCGTATACTTTGTGTGCCACACCACTCCTAGACTAGCCTTTCTTATTGTTGAGGCTAAGTCACTATCTTCTGGAACAGCATAGGTGATAGTATTAGGTCCGAAAGTCAACATACTAACATCGTCAATAGTTTGCTTTTTCAAATCACCTTTGGAAAACATAATGTCACCCTGATAGATACCCTTCATTCCAAGATCGGGTAAAGTTTTCAATGCAACTTTTAATTTATCTACAGGACCGTCTGAACCATGATTAGCATTAATATCTGCTACTGTATAATTAATTTTAGGGACCTTATTAAAAAGTGATTTTGTTGCAACGAAAAACTTTCCGTTCTCTGGATTAATACCAGCAAAAATTGCTGGGGCTCCATCCCACTTTACAGTCACATTCGTTTTACTTTTCCCACCAGATAACATATCCTTAAGGGAATTTAAAAACTGAATTGCTGTAGTCGCACCACTTACACCATTGTTGATGATTTCATCTTCAAGGTGCTCCATGTGCGTATTTTTATCTTCATTTAATATTTCTTTAAACGATAACATTTATTTTAAGTAATTTCCACACCCGGCGTTGTAATGAATAAAGATTTACCTTGCCATCCACCCGCTGCTCTTGTTCTACAAGTTATTGGTATTTTTACTGATTTATCTTCGTATTTAAAAAATAATTGAAATTGCTGAGACCTACCATCATAATTAAATTTTATAGATTTTAATTTAGAACTATTTGTATTTAATAAAAGATTTTTTAAATCTTCATTAGTACTAACATCCTTTAAAACTGAACCCTTTTCACTTCCAATCAATAATTTATATGGACATGGAGTAGCAGTAGGATCATCAAAAGTATAAAATGCAATAGTATTTAAAAAATATATTAAATTATTTGGTTTCTTTACAAAATTACCTAAATTTTTAATTAATTCATTTCTATAAATATGATAAAAATCTTCTGCATAAAAATTCAATCTGTCTTTTTGAAAAACTCTTGCTATATCAGCAAATTCTTTTTTAGATGCAGACTCAGATGGTTTTTCTTTTTTAATATCAAATTTTTTTAATTTGTCTTTTGATCTTCCTTTTTTAACAGTTTTTGCTGCTTTGTTCCAAGCATCATCCATCCATGCAATACTGTTTTTAACAAATCTTTTATTTCCTAACTTACTAAAAAATGCCCAAATATTTGTATTAAATTTTGGTGTTACATCTTTTCCTGATGCAATTTTATTGGAGTAACCAACAAAACTACCATCTTTTAATTGCACTATAACATCGGATGGATTTTTCTTACTAATACCATTTGGTTTACCTCTAGGTGTCCAATATAATTTTGACCAATTTTTTCCCAAATCTTTTTTTACTTCTATAGCATTGTACATACCTATTTGTATATCTCTTTCTGCTGTTTCATCTAAATCTAAAAGTTCTTTTAAATGTTCATAAGTTACTTCATCACCCTCACCTCTATAGACACCAGTTCCACCAGACATACCTCCAACTGCTTTCATCCAATCATAAGGACCTAATTTAGTAGGATGTTTTACAAAATATAAAGATAAAAATTCATTAATATCAGATGATGCAGTAGAATTTTTTCTTGATTTCTGACCGTAATGAGATTTTACTGAAGCCTTTGTAGTTTTAATATAATATTTGGTTTCAATTTTTTTCTTGCCAATTATTAAAACAATTTGAAAATTAAATTTTCCACCAAAATCCAGTGCGAGTTTTCCTTTTCCGGAATCAACATTCTGAAATAATAATTCATCATATTCTTCAACACCCGGAATATGAACTCCATCTAAATATTCTTCCACCGAACTTTCTATATTTGTATCTAATACATAATAAGGATTAAACTCATTTTTTTGCTTATAATTCGGAGAAATTGTTAATTCATTTAACAATTCTTCTTTCAAAAATGTTTTAAAATCTTGTATTGACATATCTTACCCTAAGTTATCTAATTTACATAATGGACAATCTTTGATGTCTACAGATCGGAATGGACACATGGTATTATGATCTAATTCACCTGTCATAACACTCTTTAAAATCGAACCATCACCCAATCTTTCTTTACTTTTTCCGGCCTTTTTAACGACCTCAGAAAACATATCTTGTATAGTTTGCTTCTTCATATTATCTTGTATTTATAATACTTCTTATTTTCGCATCTAATTATAATTCTGTTTTATTAAAAATTCTGGCAATTTCCACTCAACGCTGTCGGTATCTATGTTATAATGCCCCAATGCACCGCAGAAATTGCAGTATTCTATGCCTATATCATAGTCCAAAGTAGTTGTATCTGCTCTATGCTCACATAACTTTCTCATTACGGGTTCTTCATCTGTTTTTTTAAACCAACCGTCTGAAATTGTTAAATCTTGCATAATAGTCTCCGTTTAGTTATATTACTATTTATATGTTCCAATCTTCATAACTTTTTTCAGTTCGTTTCTGAGGTTTTATTTTAAGTGTATATGGATTTGCATTTGTATTAGCATCGGATTTTTTCTCATAATATTTATTACTTCCATCGTTTGCTAATGCTGGTTGATCGTTTTCTTCAATGTCAACCAATTTCATTTTCTTCTTAATTACATTAACCAAGAATTTTGAATTCAATGAAATGTCACTATATCTATTTTTTAATTGCTTAAACAAAATCTGATTATTAACTCCTGCACCATCATCTTTTGCAATAATTGCCAACATCAAATCTGCTGTTGCAGGCAATCCAAAACTTTCTGATGTATTAGATAAATCAGGATCCGAACTTGAAAATCCTTCACGATTTAATTGTGAACTGGTAATGATCGGAACATTACACTCGACCGACAATCCACGAATTTCCTCTGCAATAGATTTAATGTAAATATAAGTGTTCATATTCGCTGCCCACTTAACTCTACTTGATGCACAAATATTTAAATAATCTAAAATAATAACTTGTGGTGTAAAATCTTTTTTGATTTTCAATTCTCTTATCAATGCACGAAAATGTCCAACATGAGCACCTGCTGTTGGATATTCTTTGATAACTAATTTTCCAATTTTTAAATCATATAATTTTTTTGCAAAAACATCTTTGGGCATTAAATGTAAATCATGCAATTCGGTGTCCATCAAGTTAGCATCAATTCTTTCTGCAATTCTCTCCTCTGCCATCTCCATAGTAATATATAAAACATTCATTCCCTGTTTTAAATATTGACTTGCAAAATGAGTCTTAACCAAAGTTTTACCAACTCCCGTACCACCTAACAAAACTGTCAAAGTTTTTGGTGAAATACCTCCGTTAGTAATCTTATCAAGCATGGTCATTTGAAATGGAATTTTAGTTTCTTTTTGATGATAGAAATTCCATCTATCCTCACCATCCTCCAAATAATTATGACCTACACTTGTATCTAATGAAACTGCTAATGCTTCTGTAAGTATTTCTGGTATTGCATCTTTAGATGTTTTCTTTTCTTTACCTTCTAGAATTGAAATACTTTCAACGATACCATTATATACTGCTTGGTCTTTTGCCCACTTCTCTGTTTCTTTTGTCAACCATTCTTCATCATCAGTTTTACTTTTTAGTGTTTCAAGAACTTCATTACATTTATTGAATGCTGTTTCGTTTAAATCTTCTCTGTTATTTAATTTAACTGATAGTGCTTCTTTTGTTGGTGGCTTATTGAATTCTGAAATATGTTTTTGTATTTCAATAAAAATTTGTTTTTCTGAATTTTCTTTAAAATATTCTGGTTTCAAAAAGATACCGACAACACTTGCATAATCTTCATTATATAAAAGATTTTCCAATATTAAGGATTCAGTCCTCATTTTATCCTTTCTTTAAAACTTCCAATATTATTTTCTTTTGCTTTTCTACATCAACTTCCAAAAATGGTTTATAATTTGTAACAAGTTTCTTATGATCTTCCCATATAGGCTCATTCAAATACTTATCTATTTCTGGAATAAAATTCAATACCATGTCCAAAACTGTAAAACCTTCTAATGATATTTGGTTACCCAGATTCAATTTTAAAATACCCGGATGTCTCATACTTTTTGTAATGAACATATCATTAAAAGTACAATCTTCCTTTTTCATGTATTTAACAATTCTTTCAATATCACAACGAATAAAAAAATCAAAATTGTTCATTCTTTCTTTATAATCCTCATACAAATCACTATCAAAATCAATAGGGTGATTTAAACCATGAGTGAATTGTGAAAGATAAAAAAATATCAACGACTCTTTATTCGTAAATGCTCTTCCTATATCAGTAAATAATTTTCTTTGACCAGAGTATTTTCCATATTGTTCCACTTTTGCAAAACTTCTTTGCATGGAATCTATATTAGCCCAATTACCTTTTCCATTGTATTTAAAATAATCATAGTCCCTAGTAAAATGTGCTCTTATACCATGCCAAACTACCCAGGCATTATATGTTATTTCTAAATCATTATTTTGCATAGTATTCATAAAGTATAACATTGACAAGTTTTTAAGAAATCATAAAAATAAATTCCACTCATAAGAATAATAC